AAGACAGATGCAGGGTTTTCCGCAAAGTATTTATTGATTTCGATCGGCTCACCGCCATCCGGATCTGGTACGGTCGCAGTTTCTCCCATCTGCGGCTTTGGTACTCGTTTTCCATCTTTCCAGTAATACAGCCGTCCAAGTGAATCGACTGTTGTACCGGTGAATCCAGGTTTCTTTGGTTCAGCTTCCGATGGTGTTTCATCTGTGGTTGCAGGAATCGACGGGTTCTTTTTCCTGAGAATGACCATATCCGTAACGACAGAGGTTCCTGCGTTGTCCTTGTGCGTGTCACCTGGAAAGCGAAACGCACCAACGAATTCCATTTTGTCGTCGAGATACTTCATCACGTCTGGATTCGGGTTGTCGAGAGTTCCCGTACTCGTAATGAGCATCGCCAAACCGCCTGGTTTTGTGTCTCTTGCGGCTCGCAAGAAAATAGTAATCGTGGAGGTTCGCGCGAATCCCTGATTCTTGATCCTTAATCATTATGCGACGATCGAACGGAACGTTGGTCGCAAAGAGATCGTAGAAGTTTGCAGGCGTTACCGTTTTTTGAAAATAGTTCTGAGTAATGTCCGCCTCGGGGTACAGGGCTTTTGCTATGTCCGCTGTGCCCTCATCAAGCTCTACGCCAGTTACCTTTGTTTTTTTGGCTAAATGCTCTGGCATAAATCCAAGGTACATGCCATTACCCATCGCAGGCTCGATCATGCGCCCACCATCGAAACCAAGCCTCTCGGCCATTTTCCAATTCGCTTCGATGACTACCGGGTGTGTGTAGTGTGCATTAGTGGTCGATCGCTGCGCACTTTTGAAGGCTTGCGGTCCAATCAATTCAAGCAGTTCTCGGCGTTCTCTAAACCAATCTCCGGACTGTTGTTTGATTTCATCGTTACCGTATCTACTGTTGTAGTCGTTTAGCAAAGCGGGGAATTGCCCCCATCCGACAAATTTAGCGATCGTCGCTTGTTCCTCGGGTGTTGGTTCACGATTCTCAGCTTTCACTTGCTTCATCGTTTTTAGAGCGTCCACGTTTGCTCTAAATTTTGCCTTCAATCCATTGTTCCAGAATTTTAGGTCCGGATAGTGGAAGTTTTTACCGCTAGATCCTGTTGGCTTGTCTTGCGTCTCTACTGCATTTTTTGAGTTGTTGCGATCGTAAATTGGGCGATACTGCGGGTATTCGTCAACCACGTTGATAGGGACTTTTTTCCCGTCGAGTAATGCTGATCGAACAAACGCCTCGTGTTCATCTTTCAAGCTGGTAGATGAATCGTCTTCCCAGGACTTTTTGTTTTTCAGCGTACCGACGATGTTCGTTGCTAAAGTGTGCGCGTCTAACCCGGTCATCCAATCCTTTTGTATTTGCATGAAATTGGTCATAGCCATTTTCATGGACCTAACTCCATGGAAGTCACTCCAATCCGGTTGTTCAGCAATGTACTGCTTGGTCCAATCCTGCAATTCAGCGATCCGATCATTCAGATCCGCTTCAGTTGGTACTTCCTTGTTTCTTACAGAGTTCTTTAGGTTGGAAAGCAGTACCTTGCGCAAGGTGTCTCCATTGAACGTATCGGCCACAAATGTGGTTTGCGGATCTGGCTTGTCCCCTGCCCATTCTGCATAGGTCATTTCCCAAGGTTCTTTTGGTTTCGGTGGGGCCTGTGGCTCAGTTGGTTTTTTTGACTCGGCTATTGGCTCGATAGGTCCCTTCACTTTCGGCAAAATGGTCCCGCGTCGCATGAGCTGTTCGGCTGCAAAATCGCTTGCGTCATGTACTGAATTGAATCTATGCGGAAACTCGGTTTTGATTTTTCCTGGGCCAATGTGCTGAATTTTGAAACCGGTCGATCGATCATACGTCAGCTTGATCGCGTGATTGTTCTTTAGCTTGATGTTCCGACCGGTGATAAGTTGCTGCTTGAATTTCTCGTGCTGTGTTCCCTTGCCTCGCTCGATAGGACTTTCTGAATCATCTGTCTGTGCTGCTTCGATCGCTTTTTTTTGCTCGGGCGTAGCTTGTGCGATAACTTCGGATGGGATGAACTGACCACCGATATAAGATTTTCCAGCGACGGTGAATGGATGATCGTGCGTGTAACCGGATGGCGCACGCATGGCGGACATAGTGACCGCTGGCCGATCTTCAAGAACGGATCGAACCGCCTCGGCACAATCGAGCTTGATCTTTTCCTTGTCCTTTTTGTACTTTGCCTGCGCTAGTTTCCCAGCAAAGAACTTGATGGTATCTGCGACGGTTCCCCGGAGGTGCTGTTCTCGATTAAATGCTGAAACAAGTCCATCAGCTTTATCTGCCCGTTTTTGGTTTTCGTCGACAGCAAGCACGTTACCGGCATCTTGCACACGTTCAGCACGCCTTTGGTTTGCCACGGCTCGATAATCGTTCGCGGTCTGTTGCAAAGCACGCGATATGAAAGTTTCGAGTTCGACTTCTTGATCGAACGTCGAGCGTTCTTCTTCCCATTCGCCAAAAAGATCGGTCCCTCTGTCGGTAAACTTCCCCGCATTTGCCATCTTCTTAGCCATCTGTTCAATTTCTCGATTGCTCCAATCCTTACCGTTTAGATCGTCTTGTTCGAGCTTTTTGAACAACTTGTTTTGCGTCTCGTGATTGCTCAAATGTTTTGCGACGGCTACGGCTCGTGGTTCATCGAGTCGTCCTTCGGTGAGCATCTGAAAAGGCTTGTCGGCCAAATTTTTTAGAATCCCGGCTTCCTCAGCGACTTTACCCTTGAGCGATATTCCAGCTTCGGCAAAGTGGTCAAGATCGTGGCCGGAATCTCGAAGATACTTGGCAGCATCAACACTCGATCCACGCCCCTCAGCGATGTTTGCTAGGGCTCCCTTGGCACGAGCTTGTCTAGGTGAATCTGCGTCGATGTAGCGAACATTTAATTCCTTAGCTCCGAGGCGATTTGCCAAGTGGTGACGATGGTGGCCGTTGACAACATAATCCTTGCCGCTTTCCGGATCTCTCCAAACAAGCAAAACGCCAGCCATTTCAGGGTTCCACTTCCCAACACTCTTTAGTTCCTCGGTGACACCGCTAGCGTCGATGTTTTTGACCTTGTATTGAAACCGACTTGGATCGACGTGTAGAGATTCGGTTGGTACGGTGTAGGTGTCGCGATTGTTGACAATCTTTGGCGTTCCGTCTTCGCGAAGCGGATTGGCTTCCTCATCCGTTTGCACGATCGCGCCATGTAGCCTTGAAGCAATCTTTTCGATCAAGGCTTGTTTGACTCGACCACCTGCCCGAATGCCGTGTTCCTTTTGGAGTGATCGGAGCTGCTTGACGGTCAAAATTGATAGGTGTTCAGTGACCGTTTTTAGACTGCTTGGAGTTCGCTTGCCCTTCAATGCTTCGCGAATTGTCGCTTTTGCTGCGTGTACCGCATCAGCAGAATTTTTCTCGATAAATCGCCCGTCTTGGCCTCGTGGATGGTCAATAGACTTCCACACGCCCATTCGGACAGCGCTACCAAAAATTTCGTCAAAGTGAGATTCAGCGTCTTCGCCGAACAGATCGGTCAGGATTGCCGCGATGATACGCGCTTTTTTTTTCACGTCATCGCTAGTCTTAGCGTCGATTGCCATTCGTGCTGCTCGCAGCCATGGAGTAGCCTGATACACGCCACGACCAATCGAGTCGAACAGTCCCATACGCTGTCCCTGCTGCGTTGGGTCCATCATCGACGGGTCTATTCCTCCGGATGGGTCCATCATAGAGGGGTCCATTCCTCCCCCGGACGGGTCCATCATAGACGGGTCCATCCCTCCACCAGCTTGTCCTGGGCTGCGTTGTTGCTCCATGGCTTGCTCGGCCAATGGTCGATGCTGGACTGTGAACGGAATCACCTTACCCCAATTGTTGATGATTCCTGGTTCGAGCAACTGTTCGCGAATGTCTCGCAAGATTGTCGTTACCCATGGATCGAGAGTCGCGTAAAGGATTTGCATTGGGATTAGTCTCCCTTGCCAACTTCCCGCATCATCGGCTTTCAACACGCCGTCAGGCACTCCCATACCGCGCAGCATTTCGCCGTCTAGGTCGTCTGGATACGTCAAGATATGGCTTGGGTTTGATGGGACGGTCGCACGAGTCAACTCCCACATTTTATGGCCTGCGTCGTCGTAGACTTGTGGAGTGGTAGTTACTCCCCCGGCCTCAATTTGCTCGACAATTTCGCGCGCTAATTCGCGATTCGGCACTTCTACCGGATTCTCGATCGTGCCGATGTTTGTTTGCCCTTCGGGGTAGCCTAAATCGGCCCCTCCATAGGCATCCTTGTGCATGAACAATCGCCGAACATCGATTGCACCGCCGTCTAAGTGTTTGTCGGCCCAAGCGCGATAAGATCCCCATAACACGGTCTGACCATACCATTCGCCTGGGCGTGGCTTGAATGCGTGGTAGAAACACTCAGGGAAGTGAAGATCAACAAATCCTGCGGGCGCGTTTTTCACGCGATTGAATCGAGCCCCGCATGGACGCCCTGTATCATCGTTGATTAAGCGGCGAATGTCCGTTGGATGTCTTTCTTCGATGGCAACGATTTCCCAAAGGTTGTCATATTCCTCGGAACGTTGCCAAAT